CTTAATTGGTGTATAAATAGTAGTATGAGGGGGAATATTCCCCTTCATATTTACTATGAGGATTATAAGACATGGCTGAACTATTTGGCTTTGAGATAAAAAGAAAAGACGGTAAAAGTGCTGAAAAACCTTCAATAAAAACCTTTGTGCCAGATACAGAATCTGATGGTGCTGGGGTTATTAAAGCTGGTGGTCATTTTGGTTCATATATCGATCTTGATGGCAATAACGCAAGAAATGAGGCGGACTTAATTATTAAGTACCGTGATATTGCGTCGCATCCTGAATGTGATTCAGCCATTGAAGACATTGTTAATGACGCAATCATTGGAGATTATGATTCATCTCCTGTAAATGTCGTATTAGATAAAGTAGATACTTCTGATGCTATTAAAGAAACGATCAGAAGCGAATTCGATACCATTTTGGCTATGTTAAACTTTAGTCAACATGGTCATGATATATTCAAAAAATGGTATGTTGATGGCCGATTGCCATATCATATTGTTATTGATACAAATAACCCTAAAAAGGGTATTCAGGATCTAAGATATATTGATCCTATTATGCTTCGTAAGATTAAAGAAGTCACAGAAGAAAAAGATCCTAAAACTGGTGCGCTTCTTGTTAGAAAATCAAATGAATTCTTTATGTACTCCGATCCTAATGCACAAAGTGATGTTGGTGGTCGTACAGAAGCACTAAAGATTCATAAGGATTCAATTGCATATTGCACGTCAGGTATGCTAGATCCATCACGAACAAGGATTCTTTCATACTTACAGAAAGCAGTTAAACCAGTTAATCAGCTTCGTATGATGGAAGATTCATTAGTAATCTATCGTATATCACGTGCACCAGAACGAAGAATTTTTTATATTGATGTTGGTAACCTACCGAAAGGTAAAGCTGAAGAATACCTAAAAGGTATTATGAATCAATATCGTAATAAACTTGTATACGATGCAAGCACCGGTAACCTTAAAGACGATAAGAAGCATATGTCAATGCTGGAAGATTTTTTCTTACCACGTCGAGAAGGTGGTAAAGGTACGGAGATTACGACATTACCAGGTGGTGAAAACCTTGGTCAGATTGATGATATTCTGTACTTCCAGAAGAAACTGTTTAAAGCTTTGAATGTACCACTAGGTCGTTTAGAATCAGATACTGGATTCTCACTAGGCAGATCATCTGAGATCAACAGGGAAGAAGTTAAGTTTAAGAAGTTTATTGATAAACTAAGAATGAGATTCTCTGATATATTCATGCAGCTACTTAAAACTCAGCTTATTCTAAAGGGTATTATCACCTCACAAGATTGGGATGAATGGAAAGAAGATATTAACTTTGATTTTATTGAAGATAACTACTTCTCAGAGTTAAAGGAGTCTGAAATGATTCAACAGCGATTTGGTATGATGAGAGATATAGAAGACTATATTGGTAAGTATGTATCTCATCAATGGGTACTTAAAAATATTCTTCGACAAACTGAAGAAGAAATATTACAGATGCAGAAGGAAATCGCTGATGAAGGCGGTGGTCCAGATGCTGAAGACGAAGACGAATAACTGTAGAAATTTAAAATAGTATAAATATATAATACACAAGAGGATATTATGGACATAGTAGAATTAATTGATAACATTCAACAAGGTGATAATGTTGGCGCAAAAAGAGAATTTGATACTGTAATGGGTCAAAAGCTTACTGCCGCTTTAGATGCAAGAAAGATTGAAATTGCATCAACATTAGGTCAACCAGAACAAACAGAAGAAGAATAATATGTTAACATTTGCCGAGCTTCGAGAAGCAATCAAACTATCATCTGGCGAAAAGCAAATTAAAAAGCTTAAAGCTGGTAAGAAGAAGAAGATTGATCTTGTAATCACACAAAAGGGTAATAAGTTTGCTGTATATGTTAATGGCGATCAGCTCGACGATTCTTTTAAGAGTGCTAAGGAAGCTGAAAAGAATGCAAATGACTTCATTAAACTTATGGGCGAGGAACTCGAAAAATGAAATTAATATCTGAGTATCATGATAGTAACCTGCAGGTTATTAGTGAAGAAAGAAAAGACGGTAAGAAAGAATACGTTATTGAAGGTGTATTCATGCAAGCCGATAAAGCAAATAGAAATGGACGCATTTATGAGAAAAGCATCTTAGAAGCTGCTGTAAATAAATACGTTAAAGAGCAAGTTGAAACTGGTCGTGCTGTTGGTGAGTTAAATCACCCTGATGGACCTGGTATTAACTTGGATAAAGTTTCACATAAGATCACTGAACTTCGTTTTGAAGGTAGTGATGTTATTGGAAAGGCATCAATTTTACAAACTCCTATGGGAAAGATCGTTGAAGGTCTACTTGAAGGTGGTGTAAAGCTTGGTGTATCAAGTCGTGGTATGGGTAGTCTTGAGAAAAAAAATGGTGTCATGCAAGTCGGTAAAGATTTCATGTTAGCAACTGTTGATATAGTACAGGATCCGTCTGCTCCCGAAGCATTCGTTAATGGTATTATGGAAGGTGTTGACTGGGTCTGGGACAATGGCATCCTTAAACCTCAAGAAATTGAAAAAATTGAGACTGAAATAAAAGAAGCTCGAAATATGCGTTCATCGGATATTGAGATTAAAGCTTTTAAGAATTTCCTCTCTAAACTTGTAAACTCCTAAGGAGATATAAAATATGTCTATTGTAAACGAAGACATTGATAATGCAGAGCTAAGTGAAGAGCTCGTTGATGAGACACAAGTTGATTCATTAGACGAGGAAACACTTGAAGAGAAAGCTGCAGTCAAAAAGGAAGAAGACGAAGTCGATGAAGATGAGGACGAAGATGAAGTTGAAGTTGATGAAGGCGCTGAAGATGGCGTTGACGGCGGAGACGGTTCTGATGTTGGTTCTGATCAAGAAATTCCTAAGACTAAAGCTGGCATCTTGAATGCTGCATATTCAATGATGAAAAAAGCTAAGAAAGATGAAGCTATTAAATTGTACCAAGGTATGATGAAAGCTGCTAATGTGAATGAAGATGTTGATGTTGAAGATGCTCTTGTATCTGAAAATGCCGATGTTTCTCACATTGACTATCAAGAAGATCTTGATGTACTAGTTGCTGAAGAAGCTACGCTATCCGATGGATTCCGTGGTAAAGCATCTACAATCTTTGAAGCCGCTTTAAAAACTAAAGTTGGTGCTGAGATTGATCGTCTTGAGAGTGAATACGCTCAAAACCTAGAAGAAGAAGTTTCTTCTGTTAAAACTGATTTAGTTGAGAAGGTTGATTCCTACTTGAACTATGTAGTTGAAGGCTGGATGGGAGCCAATGAAGTTGCTGTTGAAGCAGGTCTACGTACCGAAATCGCAGAATCATTCATGACTTCTTTGCAAGGCGTATTTAAAGAGCACTATGTTAGTGTTCCTGAAGGCAAGGATGACTTGGTTGACGAATTGTCAGAACAAGTAGCTGAGCTAGAAGAGCAACTCAATAAAACCACTGACGAGAATATCCAATTATTCACATCCGTACAAGAGTCACAACGTGCAGATGTAGTAAGAAAATATACCTCTGACCTCGCAGCTACTGAAGCTGAAAAACTTTCTTCTTTGGTTGAAGATATAGAATTTGGCGATAGCGAAACTTTCGATATGAAAGTCAAGACTATCAAAGAATCTTACTTCATGAAAGAGTCTGTTGAATCAGAATCAGAAGTTGATAAAGTTGTTGGAACAGAACAAGCTCTTATTGAGCAAACTTCTGATTCAATGTCAAGATACACCTCAGCACTTAGTTCACACGTATTTAAGTAAGCTGTAAAACTATTTTTTTTTAAAAATAAACATTACTAGGAGAAACTAAAATGTTTAAATCAGATCAAGTCCTTATGGAAAAATGGGCTCCAGTATTGGATCACGCAAGTGCACCAATTATCGAGTCATCAGAAAAGCGTGCAGTAACTGCTCGTCTTCTCGAAAACACTGAAGAAGCTTTGCGTGCTGAAAGCGCTCAAGCTTCTTACTCAATCTCTGAAGCTGTTGGTGATGGTAACCAAGTTGCTGCTTCTGTTGAAAATCCAGATCCAGTATTGATTTCATTGGTACGTCGCGCAATGCCTAACCTTATTGCTTATGATGTTGCTGGTGTACAGCCAATGTCTGGTCCTACTGGCCTTATCTTCGCTATGAAAGCACGTTATGCTAACGCTGACGGTTCTCAAATCGAAGTTGGCGATGCTGAAGCATTCAAAGATGCTGCTGATACAGACTTCGCTGGTGCTGGTACTGATCGTGCTCCAAGCGCCGGTGTTGTAGCTGCTACAACTTTGGTTGCAGGTGATATTGCTCAAATCATAACTGTTGGTAACACTGACTTCAACGCAACTAACGTTGGCGGTGGTGCTGGCTTTGGTGTTGGTACAATCTTTACACGTGGTTCTGCTGCTCCAACTGGTACAGGTACAGTTGTCAAAATCGGTACTACTGGTACTGGTATTGCTACTGCAACTGGTGAAGGTACTACTCCTGCTGAAATGGGTTTCACTGTTGAGAAAGTTTCTGTAACTGCTAAGACACGAGTTCTACAGGCTTCTTACACTATGGAATTGGCTCAAGACCTTAAAGCTGTACACGGTCTAGACGCTGAATCTGAATTGGCTAATATCCTTTCTGCTGAAATCCTTGGTGAAATCAACCGTGAAGTTATCAAGCAAATCAATCTTCAGGCTAAAGTTGGTACTAGTGGTACTGGTAAAGGTATCATCGCTCTAACTGATGCTACTGATAATGGTGGCGGACGTTGGCAGGCAGAGCGTTTCCAAGCTCTAGCTTTCCGTCTAGAACAGGAAGCTAACACTATCGCTAAGGAAACTCGTCGCGGTAAAGGTAACTATGTAATCTGCTCAAGTTCAGTTGCTGCTGCTCTATCTGCTGCTGGTGCTTTGGCTTACGGTTCAGGTATCACTGATGGTTCTCTAGTTGTTGATAACGCTGGTAACACTTTCGCTGGTACTCTTAAGAATGGCATGAAAGTATATGTCGATCCTTATGCCGGTTACGAGTATGCTACTGTTGGTTATAAGGGTACTAACTCTTATGACGCTGGTATCTACTACTGCCCATACGTACCATTAACTCAGCTTAAAGCTGTTAATGCCGGTACTTTCCAGCCTAAAGTTGGCTTCAAGACTCGTTACGGTCTTGTTTCTAACCCATTCGCTGTTGAGTCAGATGCTGCTATCACAGAGAATCTTGGCACAGTTGGTGCGGGTACTAACCCTTACTTCCGTCGTAATCTTATTACTGGTGTATAATTAGTAATAACTTCTTCGAAGTAAACTAGAAAGGGGGATCTTCGGATCCCTCTTTTTTTACGTATAAATAAAGATATAACGGAGATAAATTATGGCAGTTACAACTAATAAGAACTTTCTAAGTCCTACGGGCTTTCAACTAAAGATGGACTATAACAAGTATCCAAACTTAGAGTACTTCTGTACGGCTGCAGGTTTACCTGGAATAAATATGGCTGAGGCTGCTGTTCCATATAAAGGTGCTAATATTGGATTTATCGGCGATCGAATCAACTTTGAAGATTTGACTATACGCTTTAATGTCACTGAGAACATGGAAAACTATCTTGAAACATTTAATTGGATGAATGACATTGTGAATGGTGCACAAGAAATGAGTGAGTTAATGTCAGATGCTACTCTTATTATACTAAATTCACATAACAATAAATCAAAGGAAGTACAGTTTAGAGACGTATTCCCAACAGCATTATCTGGTTTGCAATTTGATACATCGACTGGTGTTGAGTATCTTACTGCTGAAGTAACATTTAAGTACTCATACTTTGAAATAAAATAGGCATATATATAATTATAATACTGATTGATAAGGTTACAACTATATGATTGATTTAAAATCCATTCTAGAAATGTGGCATAGAGATTGCGTGATAGATGAAATGCAGTTAGATGAAGCATCTCGCGAATCTGCCAGACTTCATGGTAAATACCTAGAACTTATGAGCATCAATAAGCTTACGTTAAGACGACGTGAAGCTGAGTTTAAAGTATTGCTTAAAAATAAGTGGTTACACTATAACGGTAAACTATCTAAGCAAGAGATGGATGATCTCGGTTGGGGTTATGATCCACTTAATGGTCTTACCGTACTTAAAGGAGACATGGATAAATTCTATGACTCCGATCCTGTTATACAAGAAGCACAATCTAAAATCGAATACCTTGAAGAACTTGATAAGACTCTAAAAGAAATCTTAGAGAATGTTAAGTGGCGACATCAGAATATCAAAAATATTATAGAATGGCATAAGTTCACAAGTGGAGTATAATGGATAAGATCGTTGTATCTAAAGCAAATCATGTATTTCTGAATATACAAACAGATCCTGGTATTGAAATGGAATTATCAGATCATTTCTGTTTTTACGTTCCGGGATATAAGTTCATGCCTGCTTATAAAAACAAGATGTGGGACGGTAAGATACGCTTATATGATGTTCGTAAAAAGCAGTTATATACTGGTTTGTTTAAATACCTTCGTGAGTTTGCTGCATCTCGGGATTACGATATAGAAATTGTTGATAATCATCACTATGGTCGAATAGATGCTGTTGAGAATATTGATGTGCCTGCACTATTAAGTGAGTTACATTTAACTGCAGGTGGTAATAAGATTGAAGCGAGAGGATATCAGCAAGCAGCAGTGCATCATGCTTTGAGTAATAGACAATCCTTACTGCTCTCTCCAACAGCTTCTGGTAAGTCACTAATCATTTACATGGCAATACGTTATTATTTAAGTACATACACTGACAGAAACGTGTTACTGATTGTGCCGACTACATCTCTTGTAGAACAAATGTATTCTGATTTTGGTGATTATAGTCAATACGATGAATGGGATGTAGAAGAGAATTGTCATAAGATTTATGGTGGTAAAGAGAAGTATGATATAAGACAGCGGGTAGTGATTAGTACATGGCAGTCGATATATAAGGAACGTGCTCCATGGTTTGCTGACTATGGTATGATTATTGGTGATGAAGCACATAACTTTAAAGCAAAATCATTGACAGCAATCCTCGAGAAGTGTTGTAATGCTAAATATAGAATTGGTACAACAGGCACATTAGATGGAACACAGACACACCAGCTCGTATTAGAAGGTTTGTTCGGTCCAGTTCATAAGGTGACTACTACTAAAGCGTTGATTGATTCGAAAGATTTGGCTGATTTAGATGTATCGGTATTACTACTTAAGTACGCTGATGAATATTGTAAGCAAATCTCAAAGGTGAAGTATCAGGAAGAGATGGACTTTATTGTAAGACATGATCCTCGTAATCAGTTTATATCGAACCTTGCTTTAGATCAAGATGGTAATACTCTTATTCTGTTTCAATACGTCGACAAACACGGTAAACCATTACATGATATGTTAACAAAGAAGCTAGAAGAAATGGGT